CATCAGATCCATTAATTATAATGTAGTCGCAGTTAAGTTCTTCACATAGTGCTCTGGCAATTGTAGTTTTACCCACACCAGATGTTCCACACAGAAGTAGATTGGGAATTTCTCCCTTTGACAGCATATCAGTAAATGTCTTCTTAATGCTGTCGGGAAGAATACAATCTTCAACAGTCTTTGGTCTATAAGATTCCACCCACAAGAATGGTTTATTTTCAGAATGATTCATAGCATAAATAAAAAGGGCCGAAAGTTTTCTGTTATGATTATATACAAAATAACCAACAAAGTAAATGGATATTTTTACATAGGAAAAACATCAAAAACAAAGGAAGAACGATTAAGAAGACATTTCTATAATGCTTCATATGGAGTAGAAACTTATTTTTATCGTGCCATAAGAAAATATGGAAAAGAAAATTTTATTATAGAAGAATTGGAAACCAATATTGATAAAAATAAGATTGATGAAAAAGAAATTCACCACATTTCAAATCTAAATCCAAAATACAATATGACTTCTGGTGGAGATGGTGGAGATACTAGTAAATCTCCAAATTTTATCAAAGCAATCAAAAAACAACATTCAAATCGTTCCCCCGAAAGTTATGCTTCTTACGGAATGAAAGGTAAAAAGCATTCAGAAAAGGCAAAGGAAAAAGTTGCTAAATCAAATTCTTATCCAGTTGTATGTGAAGGAAAAGAATTTCCTTCAATCAAATCTGCGGAAGAGTATTACAAAAATTTAGGAACACCAAAGTCGGTAAGAAAAAGAATTGATAGTCCAAAGTATAAAGACTGGTATAGAATTAGAAAAAAAAGAATTTACAAATAATTCTCACTCCAAAGGTCTCACAAATTCATTAGTAATAATGCTTTCAGCATTAAACATCATCTCCATATATTTTACACCCTTTTTAGGTTTAGTATGATCTCCACATGTAAAAATATCACATACTGCCATACCAGTCTCTGGCCAGGTATGAATGCTGATATGAGATTCAGCAAGCATAGCAACACAAGTTACACCTTGAGGATCAAACTTGTGCGAATGTAGTGCAAGCAAAGTTGACTTACACTTTTTAGATGTTGCATAAACTACATCCCTAATAAACGTTTCATCATTAAGGAGGTCTTTTGTGCAACCCTTCAGAGTAAAAAGAATATGTTTCATTAGACCCACTCTGGTTTACGATGAGGAAGTTTGAGATAATTGTCCTTCACCCATGGTTTAGATGCAATGTACATCTTGTATTTGTCGTAAATATCAATACTCGTATCATACTTGAACTCATCAGGTCCAGCAAAGACAAACGGTTTAGGACCCTTCCCAGAGCGTCCTGTGGGGAGAATCTCACGGGCAGCACACAGGGTTAGAAAACAACTATGAACCTTGCCGTAGCGGGCAGCATACTCCTCACACAGAGCAAACCCGTGAGCAAGCAACCAGTTCCAGTTCATCACGAAATCGTTTGCCCAGATGGTGCAGGGGTGATTGCGAAAGGCACCCTTCTCAGTAGCATAGGGAGTCCCGTCTGCTTTAGGAAGAATGCCAAAACCATGACCCCATTTGTCAGAGCATACGATAGCAAGCATCTGACAGGTCTCTAGGGGCATCTTGACGATATGTCTGTCAGGTAAAACCCTTGCGGATTTCCAAGGACTGGGATCAGTAACAAAAATATTGATGGGAGGATCCTCAACTCAACTTTGAATAGTATTCTACTAGCATTTTTATGTCTTCAACAGACCCGTTATTTTTCATAACATATGTTCATTGCTAAAAAACTGCATCAAGTATTGCACACCCCAGTCTAGTGTGCCCTTGGGGAAAACGTCAACATTTTTCTCCAAAATTTGTTTTGCTTTTACAATTCTCTTCAGTCCACATACCTGTGCAGTAGCTTCAGAGATTCTCATAAACTCAGCAAAATCATCATCATTACCTTGCTTCACACCACTGATATACAACTCTCTTGCTTGTCGCATGAGTTCTTCAGTTTCTGATGAAAAGGTAATAGTCTCTTCCTTAAGAGGTATTGTCATGTTCTTAATACATGACATACTAAACTTCATAGTCTTCCTTGTATCTTCAATAGGTAATGCATAACTTTGACCACCACGGTATGCATGTTGGATAACTCCATTGGTGCATTCCATAACACGAAGGATAGCAATCTTATCTAATTCAGATTCAGGAAGACTGCTATATTTTTCTTTCCAATCAGTCATGATCAACCAAACTTTGAATCTGGTTCGAGAGCAATGAAATACTTCAGACTCCGATCTTTACTTGTGAACTCAGAAAGAAGTTTCTTAGAGATAGAAACCTCATAAGTTCCTGGAAGAATCTTGATGTTCTCAACCTTGAAGTTGAAACTAAACTCACTATCAGTTTCGCCAACTACGATTGAAAAGTCATTGGAAGTATCATTCTTCTTATCACGAACAACCAGTTTAACAACACCTACATCACCATCAACAGACAAATCAGGGAGTTGATAAACTGCTGCTGCTTTCAACAGACGATCAAGTTGTTGAGTCTTCAATTCAAAACTAACATCGATGCTAGGAAGACTGATCTCCTTTTCTGGTGGAACAATGATGACGTTAGGGTCAGAGAAGAAGTAATTAGAACGCATCTTTCCTTCACTGATACGCACATAACTTTCATTGGTGAAGTCAAGTTCTGGGTCTTGATGCAGACTCAATCCATTCAAAAACTGATTAAGATCATAAATGCCGAAGTCCTTCGGGAAGTCCTCATCAACAGTTGCCTCTGCAAGAATGTTTTTCATGACAGAAATAGTTCTGAGATTACTTCCTTTCTTGAAGAGGATTGATTGGTTGATTGTGGAAAAGTTTTTGAGCAGTGAGACAGTTTTATCAGAAAGTTTCATATCCGTTTTTGTTAGCATTATGTAGACCTGAGAAGTGATAAAGAAGGATACAATAGTGGATTGCCTTTAGAATGTCAAGTTTAGATTTGCCATTCTTCTTTCCAAAACGGGAAAGATACTTGATTGCATTTGAGCGGCAAAAAGGTTCTGCATCGCCAATACCTTCAATCAAATCAAGCGTTTGAGTCTTAGATTCTTGAGACGTGTAGTGTGATTTGTAAGTTCCAGAAAGATAGTTGCGAATTTCTTTAAGAGTTAGATCTTCTTCATACTTCCAAAAACCATTTTTATCTGTAGACTCAAGATTCAAATTAATTGTATCTGCAATATTAGGACTGGTGATATTTTCTTTTAGGGATCCTTTAAAAGTTAGATTTAGAGGAGTGTATTCATATCCATACTCCGGGTTGTTTTCTTTATCAAATGGACTTTCTTTGTTTAAATCATTCCTATGAAAGTCGTAGTAATGTTTTGAGTGTTCAGTCATAACAAAAAAATGGGGAGACATCATATACCTCCCCTGAATTATATCAGAAAGGAGTGGGTTGGTCAAGATCAGAAAGGAACTTCGTGTCCACCCTCAATAGTCAATTCAAGTTCAGGTTTTTCTTCTTTGGGAAGTTGAAAATCTACATCAATTTTATCGTAGAGTTCAAGGAATGCCTGTTTAGTTTCATCATCAAAACGATTGATGCAAACTTGAAGTGCCTTTGCCTTATCCTTAAAGATACTATAGGCACGGATAATGTGTACTAGGCGGCGAGTGCTGATAATTTCATCAATACCACCATCATAAAACGTTTTACGGATCACGTCTGACCAATCAACCAGACGCTTACAAAAATCACGATCATTTACATCAAGATCAAGAGCAATACCCTCAAGAATCTTCTGCTCGATTGCTGGACTGGGATACTGCTGCTCAAAGGTTACAGGGAATCTTTCCAAGAATGCTTCGTTAAGGACATTAGTTCCAACGAACCTTCCGTCCTCGGATCCTTTACCCTTGGTATTTGCAGTTGCAAAGATATTGAAACCAGCAGCAGGTTTGACATAGCGACCGATCTTCTTGAGGAAGACACCCTTGCCCTCTAGAATGGACTGCAGGCAGAGGATCTTGTTAGAGGCGAGGTCGATCTCGTCCAGAAGGAGCACTGCTCCACGCTCCAGTGCTTCGATGACGGGACCGTTATGCCATGCAGTGTTCCCATCAACAAGCCTAAAACCACCGATAAGGTCATCTTCATCAGTCTCAATAGTAATGTTTACACGGATCAATTCACGACCCAGCTGGGCACATGCCTGCTCAACACCAAAGGTCTTACCGTTACCAGAGAGACCAGTAATGAAGCAGGGATAGAAGATGCCAGACTTGATGATCTTTTTGATGTCGTTGAAGTTCCCGAACGGGACAAAAGTATCATCTTTCTGAGGAGTAAGGTCTTGAGTTTCCCGCTCGGTAACAGCAACAGAAGGTGCCGCAGAAGGAGCGTTGAAGGTTTCTTCCAATTTTTCTTG